ATTTTTTTGTTTATCAGTTGCATACAAAGCGCCATAGGCATACTCTGCTCCTGACCCCATTGCAAGATACGGTAGTGTATATTTAGATAAAGACATATCAGCAGAACTATGCTCATAGATTTCTCCACGAACAGCGATGATCAAGCCAAGGTCTCCATCTTTAGATGTGTCTACCCAGAACTCATTATAAAAATCTCTTAGTTCTTTGACAAATTTAGTTTGCATAAACTTATCTGTATCTTTAATAGTAGGTGCAGTTGGTTTAAAGTTATAACGGATTCTTTCTCCGTCCATGGCTCCTGCATATCCAATTAGATATGGACCAATCTTCCAGACTTTGGGTGCATCAAGTGCTAAGATCGTGCCATCGTCAGAGGCACCACGATCTCCAGCCATCCAGATTTTACTTGTTGAACTATCACGAACAACAGCAATACAGGTCATTGCACACCTCTCTATCTTTATTAATTAGTATAGCATTCAACGAAAAATCTGTCAATTCTATCTGGCAAGATTTTTCCAATAATGTGGTATAAAGATTTTATTTCCTTCTGTTACTGAGGTGACACCGTGAAAATATGGCACTTTAGATGGGAATAATACAATGCTGCCTGCTTCTGGTTTAATTTGAACCCCTTGATTTTCCCAATATATTTCTCCACCAACGTAATTATCATTTAAATAAACAACAAAAGAATATTCTAAATCTGGATTTTGTTCATTCCAGTCTACGTGTGGGCCCATGTCTTCATGGGTAGCATATTCATTAATCACAAAATCTTTGCCAAAATCTACATGAGCATCTGAAATGTTTAAAATCTTTGCATACTCTGTAGCAGTTTTCTTCATGGCATCAGAAATAGTTTCAATAATATATTCGCTATTCCCTGGCCTTAATGGATTGCTACTACCTTTAACAAATCGTCTTTTGCCATAGATATGATCTCCGTCTCCAGAAACCCAATCTACCCATGGAGTAATTACATCGTGAACAGATTCATCATTTTGAGCAACATCTAATGCATCTAATAATGCTTGAGGGTTTTCAATTGCTTGTGTAAAATAAACTATTTGATCTTCTAGTTTATGAACTTCCATAAATATCCTATCTATAAAATTTCTTGTTTACATGCTGGGCAAGTTTTAGGTTTCTTAGCAGACTTTGTTGTAGGCGCTGCAGCCTTCGCTGGCTCTGTTGGTTTTGCAGTAGATGCCTTAAACTTAGGTCTACCAAATCCTACAATTGAAACCTGTACTCCTGCTTTGTTTTTCTTATAAGCACGAAGTTTCTTGCAGGCTTCTCCACCATTTCTTTGACTTCCCTTTTTACCATCTCCAGTTGTATTACCTTCAATGCACCAAACAGTTCCGTCTTCGTTATCTTCAATAACAATTCCAACGTGAGAAATTCTATCGACGCCATCTGAGGGGAAATCAAAATAGGCGATATCTCCTGGCTCTGGATCTGCAAGATCTCCATCAATCCACGAGTTAGCCTTCTTAAATGCTGCTGCCCCACCTGGAGTATAAACAGTATTTGGAACCTTTACTCCTGCTTCATTTGCACACCAGTTTACAAAAGAACCACACCAAGGCTGAAAGTTAGCCTTAGTATATGCTCCATACTTTGTTTCATTGTCTTTAGGGCCTTCAATATATCCTACTTGAGATTTAGCAACTTGAATTAAACGTGCTGCTGTTCCTGCTGGAGCCTTTGCTGTCTCTGCTGGTACTGGAAAATCATCTTGTGCCATAATTAATCCTTATCCCAATCTGTATCAACAGGCTGCTCTGCTGGCATTGCACCGTCTGGTTTTGCTTCCAATCGTGCTCTAACTGCATCTGCCTCTACATCAGCCTTTAATTCATTGATTGCTAGTTCTGATTCAAGTTTCTTGTCTGCTTGTGTATTCTTAGCATCCATCTCTTTATTAGATAGTTGTGCTGCCATTACATCTTTGGCACCAGACTGTCCAATTAATAAACCTGCTAATGTTCCTGTAATAAATGTTGCTACAGATCCAAGAACGTTGAAGAACATCTTATCATTTTCTGATTGTGCTCCAACTGGTTGTGTAACAAACAACAAACCATATAAAATTCCTAGCGCTGTAAATAATAAAATTCCACCTAATGTGCAGCCTAATATAAACTTTAATCTAGCATCTAGTTCTGCAGGTGTTAATCTTTGTTTAGCCATTGTTTTTTCCGTTCTGATATTCTTCCCATACTGTCTTACCTACTAGATCTCTTGAACAAGATCCAGACGGTTCGCATATTGGAGGATTGCATTCCTTTGCTTCCCAATTTGCTGGGTCTTGACAAGGATAGCGATATCCACCTTGATACCCGCAGCCAGCAAGACTTAATACAAGTATACACGATAAAGCGGTATGACGAATTTTCATAACAGCATTATACCAATTTATTCGTCATCTTTTTTAGAGCCTTTGGCCCCAAAATATCCACCAATAATACCAATTAGACCACCAAGGGCGGTTTGAACAAGGGTCATGACTTCTGCTGAGACCTCTACTGGCTCACCTGTCTTTTGAGTCTCAAGGGCAGCAGTAACATAATCTCCAACAATGGCAGTAATAATGGCAAGTCCTACCATTACAGATAGTGTAAAAATAACTTTATCTTTCATTTTTTACTCCTTTTCTTCTCTTAGTGGAATTGTTATAAGCCAAAGAGCAATTGATATTAGGGTCGCTATACCAACTACCTGCTGTGCTGTACCTGTAAGGGTAAGCCAAGCAATGAAGAAACCAAGTATGGTGAAGATCTGGGCTATACTTTCAATAACTGCAGCCTTGAACCACTTCAAGAGTCCTTTAACTATATTCTTAATCATGTTCATATTATAACCTCCTTAGTGACATAACTGAACCAACAATGTTTCCTACCAAAATAACAGGGACAACAACCTCTTGAACTTTCTCTCTTTGGTCATCTGTCATATCTTTACCCCATTCTGTAGGGTTTAAAACTTTACCTAAATCTATATCTAATAATGTTCCAAGTGGATCTGCTAAAAATGCTTCTGTTTGTACTTCTGTAATAGCGTCTGCCAGTGTGTATGGCATTGCCGCATCCCCTGCTTCTTTTGCTCTATCTTTAAACTCAACAAATGCGGTAGCAATGGCAGGATCAGATTTCATAGCCTCAGCAATCTTTTCAACTTCAGATGATTTAATACCTAATTCCTGTGCAACTTCAGCCTTAGCCTCTGTAGTTAAAGCCTTAAGAGTTTGGCTAACTGCTGCTACTTGTTCTGGTGTTAGTGTAACTAATTTATTATCTTTACTTGTAAGGTTAGCAATAACTCCAGATAAATCTTCTGTTGTTCCCGTTCCTTTTTCAGGTACCAATGCTGCCAATTCTTCATCTTTAATTACTGGTTTTTCTTCAGGTGCAGGCGTTGGTTCTACCGTTGGTTCTGGTCCAGGTGTTGGTTCAGGTGTAGGTTCTTCTGTTGGTTCAGCAGTAGGCTCTGTAGTAGGTTCAGGTTCTGGATCTTTTGTTGGCTCTACAGTTGGTTCAGGTGTAGGTTCTGAACTTGGTTCTGGTGTAGGATCAATAGTAGGCTCAACCGAAGGCTCTGGACTTGGCTCTGGGCTTGACTCTGGTGTTGCAATTATTGTAGGCTCTGGCGTTGGTTGATTTGCTGCAGCGTTGGCTGCTGCTTGAGCAATAGCAATTTGTATTTCTCTTTCTTTCTGTTCTTCATAATAATCCCAGGCATCCTGTATTGCATTATTCATATCAGTTATTGATTGATTATATGCTGAGATTGTATTATTTTTTGCAGATAAAGAAGTTGTGAGGTTTTCTTCTGCAGTTGTTAGGTTTTGCTCTGCAGTTGTTAGGTTTTGTTGTAATGTTGTGAGGTTTTGAACTGCTTGATTATACGCAGATAATTTATTATTATAAAGATTTTGTGCTGAGTCTCTTGTTGCAAGTGCTTCGTTATAAGCATCTATTTGCGACTGATTTGCAACTGCACCTGAAGAGAATGTGTTTAAATTACAACTAAAGCCTACTCCCCATCCACCAGTATAATCACATCCAGCACCAGTCCAACCTCCAGGAATTGCCCATCCAAGATGATAAGATCCTGGACCTCCACCGTTATACCACCATATTTCTACATCTAAAGTTTTATCTTGACTAACATCATATACTGGAGAATATGCACTCCATCTAACTCCTTGCTCTACCCAGTTGTTAATAGCAAGTTGTCCATTAACGTACATTTTAAAACCATCATCTGTATAACCTGCAAAATAAGTTGATGTCCAATGTGAAGGAACTGTAATAGTTCCAGTAAACTTTACAACAATATTTTCATATCTGTTTCCACAAACTGGCAATTGCATTGAATTTGAATTCCATGTACCAGAACAAATCACTGAGTCTGGTGTTGCTATGCTTGGCCATGTCCTTACCAAATTATAAACAGTATATGAAAGCCCCTGACCACTGGCTGACTGCATATTGGCCTGTGTTGTCTGTACATTTAGGTTTGCCACATCAAGGGCATCCTGAGCATTATTTTTATCTGTTAGGGCTATAGCAACTGTAAGTGTTTGTGCATCTACTGCTGACTGGGCTAAGTTCTTTTCTTGAACTGCCGTGGATTTTGCAGTAACCGCATCATCATATGCAAGCAAGGCGCTGTCCATATTTTGTTTTGCTTGAACAGCATAATTATATTTATTTTCTGCTATACCTATAAGATTATTGAATTCGTCTTTATAGTTAAGATCCTCTACGCTGTCTTTAAGGTCTTCTAGTTCTTGGGCAGCAACTACTAAGGGGTCATCAGAATGAGCGTCTGTAGGGGCTATTAGAAGCCAACTGAAGGCTAAGGTTATTGATGCTAGTAGTCTGGTTAATTTGTTAATGATCCTTTCTGCCTCCGTACAGTCAGCATCATTATACCATTTTATTAAATAAAGTTTGTATTGAATTGCAAGGAGGCTCGTGGAGCAGTCACTTCTATTTGATGATACATGCCTTTAGGAAAGAACACAAAGTCACCTGGATTCATTTCAATAACTTCTTTATATGTGGGTGGTTCTGGTTCCATTAATGAGGTGTCTGAAAATACCCATGTGGTTTGACCTTGGCACTGTAATGAAAACGCTGCCCAATCATCTTTATGGCTTAAATTTTTATATGGACCTACACATATTTTAGGGCCAGATAATGCGAGATTAAATGTTGTTTTTCTATTAATAGTTTCAATCATATCAAAGATGATCGGAAAATGCTTTTCAAACCTTTCATATTTATCATCTGCACCGCCTAAAGCATTGATATATAAATCAGCACCAACTATTACTGTTCCATTTAATGTTTCTTTATTTCGAGCAACTTCTTGGGCTAGTGCCATATTAGTAGGCTCTTGCCATTCTTGATAAATACAGTTTAAAAAATCAAACCAAGACGGCAGGTGCTCTTCGTTTATAAAGTTTTTAAATATATATGGTTTAAAGTTTTTGTTAGAATCTCTAACAATATGTAAAAAATCTTTTAAGTCGTAATTTATCATAATATCATTTTACCATACAAAAAGGGGAGCAGGTTTCCCCACTCCCCCAGTTGTTGGATTGACTACTTAAGTAAAGTAACCTTAGCCTTTGGATTCTTTGCATTCCACTTTACAGCGAGTGCATTGAATGCCTTCTTGATTGCAGCAAGAGTAGCAGCATTATCTGCCTTCAACTTAGCAATTTCTGCATCCTTAGCAGCAAGCGCTGCATTAGTAGCAAGTGTTGCAGTTACAGAATCAGCCTTTACCTTAGCAAGTTCAGCCTTAACTGCAACTAGTTCTGTATCGGAAGCCAACTTTGCATCAGCAAGAGCCTTTGCAGAAGCAACCTTCTCAGCAGCAAGTGCAGCATCTGCTACAGCCTTAGCAGCAACTGCTGCATCTGCAATAGCCTTCTGTGCTGCAAGTTCAGACAATAGATCACGAACTGAGATTGTCTTAACTACGCTTGAGGTTACTGTGTTGAATCCTGTAACAACAGAAGCAATATCAGATGAGTTAGTAACAGATACAACAAGTGTTGAAGAACCTGTTGTTGGAAGCGTTACCTTAAAATCTGCCTGACCAAAGTTGGTTAGGGTTGCACCAGTTGTAGCAGTAGTTGTATCAAGAGTTCCACCAACAACGAGTGCTGTTAGACCCTTACCTGATACCTTGTTACCAAATACGTCTGTTGCGGTTACTGTTGCAGTTACAACGCTTGAAGTTGTTCCAGCATCAGCAGATGAAAGTGCAAGAGTATTAATCTTTCCTGCAGTTCCCTGTACATAATAAGTTAGTGTTGTTCCACCGTTTGTAATAGCAACTGTACCAATTGCTGTTGTCTTTGTGTAGACATAAAATGTTGCGGTTGTTCCTGTTCCAGTTGCAATTGTCAAAGATGATGATCCTGATGATGCAGATACTGGTGCAGCAGATGTGTGCAATGCAGAAACAATTGTTGCGTTAGTTGCTGATACTGAAACGTTTGTTCCTGTATCAACTGTTGCAACAAACTTTAGTGCATCAGCAGCATCGATTGTGTTGTCTGCTGGGACTGGCAATGAAGCAGGTGTAGCAATTGCAGATGCTGTTGTATTAGCAGTTCCGTCAAGTGATACAGCGACTGTCATTACGGCTGCGCTTGCAGGCGAAGCCACGATTGTTGCGGTAGTCATGGCTGCAACCACGGCTAGAGCGATTTTCTTAAATGAATTCATTATTCTCCTCGTATTCATTGTTTATATTGTTTTTATTCTATCCAAGAAGTTGTTTATTTCTTCTATTTGGCTAGGTTTATATTGTATCACATTAGCAGGTAATGTGTCAATTTGTTTAGGTCTATCCCTGAAAGTATGGACCTCTACCTCAAGGTTTTGATTTTTAGGGGTATGAGAAATGGCTCCAAAGATGGATCCACATACGGCATCCGCCAAGTCTTTAGATTTTTTGCGTGGGTGATCTACCTTGTCATTTTTCATAATTTTAAGTTCTGTCAATTCTTCAAATAAAAGTTCGATTGCTGGCATTATAAGTCTTTCCTCATAAACCAACATTGCCATATCCTCATAATGTTTCTTGGCTACTGAGACTGTCTCCGTTCTCATTCCCACAGCCTGCAATTCATTTTGAATATCAAATGATTGCCAACGGTCAAAGGTTACTAGCCCTATGTTAAATCCAAGCCTTCTAAGATTTTGAATCCATTGCTTTACCTCTGATAAATTAACTGGACCCTCTACCTTTGGTTCCCACCATGCTACTGCATCTACTACAACGATAGGTGATATTTGTTCGTAATCTTTGATTACCTGAACATTAACCCACTTCTCAACATGTGCAATTGCAACAGCACACTTGTCATGTTTTTGTGCAAGGTCAGCATGAACAAAATATATTTTTTCTGGGTCAGGTACAAAATTTTCTTCAAATCTTCTAAAGGTATCTAAGGGATTTCTAATACTCATACATGATCTTACTTTATCTGCCTGCTTAAAAAATGCATCTGATGCAAATGTTGGTACACAAGCAAAACGCATCATGGCGTCGCCAAGGTCTGTCATAAAAGCAATCTTAAAATCATCAATCTTTCTAGTAGGATTTACTTCCCATGTTGGTCGTTTAATTGCAAAAACTCCAGGATACTTGTAAGATTTTATGTGGTCTTCATCCCAAGAAATATCAAACCAGTTATCTTTGTCATCTTCTGGCAACAATGGATTAACAATAAACCTATGTGTCTTATTTACTACTTCTTTTTCAGCAATTACTGCGTCATACCGCTCAGAAATAAAGTCACCGTTATAGCGTGGGAAAGAAAGAAGAACTACTTTACCAAGATCTGGGAAACGAGAATCTACAGAACCACGGAAGGCTTTATAGATGTTATCAGCAGTCTTTCCTTGCTCATTACCTGTTGCTACCTCTGATGCAAAGCCAGAGATCTCATCAAGAACTGCAAGCAAAAGGTTCAATCCCTCGTGAGATTCTCTTTCAGAGTGACCAGAGTAAACTGTAATTGATTTATCAAAACCAATTGAGTCTACCTTTGCTTCATACTTTCCAGCAAACCATGGAGACTTTTCAATCTTAGTTTTGAATCCTTTAAAGAAAACATTCTTGGCCTGTTGAGCGTTAATAGCAACGTTAATAAGGTCTATGGCATCGCCACTGGGCTTACCGAAATATCTTGCTGGGTCCTTAAGGCATAATAACTTATACACAATGTAAGCACAAGCAACAGTAGAAGTAAAATCTTTTCCACTACCCTTGCCAAGTTGGAGGATAATTTCATTTTTTGTATATTTTTCAAAATATCTTGCTCCTTCTTCTTCACCCATAATCTGCTGAAGATCTTCTTTACGATATATTTGACTCATAGCCTCTACAATGTCATATTGAATTGTAGAAAGTCCTGGCTGTCCTAAATAGTCTGGAGATTCAACAAATGTTTTAGCATCTACAGGTGTTTCTTCAAAATGATTATCTTTTAATGCCTCAAGAAAATCATCAAACATCGTGGACAATTGTTATCACTTCATCTCTTTTTGAGATTTCAGACAGTCGCCTCATAATCTCATCTCTAATTTCAGGATACTCTGATGCAATATCACGAAGAATAGCCATAAGAACTTCCTGTTTCTTTTCAATCTGAATCATCTCTTCAGCAAGTTCTTTATTTTCTAACAAGCCTGCTTTTTGAAGCATATCAATTCTTTTAGACTCAATATCCATAACCAACTTAATGGCTTGAGTTTTTGCACCTAGGTTATTTGTTAAAGAAGCCTCATCGATAACTTCATATGATTTTGAAATTAATTTATTATAGTGAGTGTCTGCAACAGCAAGTGCTTCTTTGGCACGTGCACGGATAGCGTCGTTGGCAGAAGCCATGACCTTCCATTCATTAATATGCTGTACAACACGATTTCTAGGAATAGATAAATCTTTAGAAATTTTTGTTGCATCATTACCCTTAAGATATTCGCTGACAACAACATTTATCTCATCAAGGTGCTTGACTAAATCTTCTTCAGTTGACAAGTTGATAATCCTCCTGCACACCTAAATCTTTATTCTTTGCTATCTTAAGTAAAACTAAATACCCAATTAAATCGTCGATATCATTGTCTCCTGGATAATCAGTTCCTTTCATAAGTCTATTTAATTTATCATCAATACGAACATGCAATTGCTCTCTTGGTCCCGCTTTTGAAAATATACGAACAGGTTCAAGGGCTGAATTGCCGTATGCAATATTCTTCTTTATTAACATATGTGCAATCTCATGACATGAATGCCAGATTTCTTTTCCTGCCTCTGTTCCTACAGTAAGTAGGTATAACTCTTCACACTTAAAATTTTGTGAATCTGGAAATACAGGATCTAGTTTCATAAAGCCTCCACTCTAAAATAGTTCTTATATACTTCATATGGTATCACATTTGGGTCTACCCACCAGTCTTCGTGATAGTATCTTCTAACCAAAGAATAGCCCAAAGAGTGCAAAATTTCTCGTTGTGTGTCACGCATTGATATATTTTTAAACTCAACAAGTGCATCGTGCTCAAAGGTAATAATAGAAAAGCGATAGGTATTTAATGGCAAGGCAATTAGGCCTAGTAGGGAAAGGTTTGGATTACCAACTGATCTACCAGCCTTATCATAGCCAGCATCTATGTCTACCTGTAAGTAGTCTATCTGTTTTGGAAAATTATTTTCTTCAAAATATTTAACATAATTAAATTTAGTTGCATCACCCAACACGCAAGGGTTCTTTCTATTTTCTGTAATCTCTTTATGCCACTCTGGAACAATCTCAAAAGAGACACCATTCCAGTCATGATCTTTTTCTAAATTATAAGTATTACTGCCTTGCTCAGAATGAAATGCACCCAACTCAACATAATATCCGTTTTTCTTTTGGTCTAAAATATTAAGTACAAAATCTTCTTGTGATGTATTTTTACGCATTATCGTTTTGACTTTCTTAACTTAAATTTAGCAAGATATACATAAATGGTTTCCACAGTTACACCACATTCCTTTGCTATCTCTTCTGCAGACTTCTTGTCAACATGGTATCTTTTTTTAAGCCATGCTTCGTTTGTATATAGTTTAGCACCCATAACTACTCCTTGTCAACTCCTACAGCCTTATGCCAGTTGTTAATAGCCCAGTGGCCTATACCGCAAGCATCTGCTACGTCATTATCTGTTATTTTTTTATCATATATAACATCAAGCAATTTTATAGTCCTTTGTTTTCTAAACTCTCTTTCATATGACTTATACCAAGAATCTGATTTTCCAGGATTTACAGATCTAATTTGAATCTGTTCTTCTTTAGTTAATCTTTTATTTCCTAAATAATTTTGCCAGGTTATAGGTGAAACTTTGCCAATAACCTTAATTCCAGATGACCCAGCCCCACCTAAGATTGCTCCTTGAATAAGGGCAAGATCTGCAGCAGTTTTAGGACTATTCATAAAAACTGTATGTTCAATTACAACTGCTTCTACTAAATTATAATAATCAAACAAGGCTTTTGATTTTTTACAAGCATCAATAATTTTTTCATAAACATCTCTGCCATTAAAATTTATTTTTCCATAGCAGTCTAACTTTTTATATGAGTATATTGCAAAGGCAAGATTATTTGTACTAGCATCAATAGAACATACAACTCCAGGAATTGAAGATGGAGTGTTATGTAAATATCTACTTTCCTCGTTTGCTTTTGTCATTAGATAGTCCTTTAATTTGTTTTAATGCCTTTTTAACATCTAGAGGATTTACATTGCATTTATTACATAATGGCTCATCATTATATATAGACAGTTTTTCTCCACACTGCCTGCAAACTCTGTTTTTGCCTTTACGCTTTTGTCTTCTAGTTTGTATATATCGTTGTGCTATTTTTTCTTTAGTTGCGTCTTCTCTACATGTTTCAGAACAATAAATTTGATAAGAAACACTTGATTCAAATTGATGATCGCACCATTTACAATTCTTCATCTTGCAGTAACTCCAGAGGTTTAATTTTAATTACCCCTGTCTCTGCTTCAGCACATGCTTTTTGAATTGGACAATTCTTGCATATCTTGGAATTAGATCTATATGGCTTCTGTGGAAGTTGTTGATCTTTCCAAGTTTTATATACTTCTTTCATCCAATCAAAAGCCTGGTCTACCCACCGACGGTAATGATCGTTTACTACTACTGGTAAAGTTAGCAACTCATGATTATTTTTATTTTCATAAATCAGTACACCCTTGCCAACTTTCCAAACCTTCATATAAATAAGCAACTGCATAAGATGTCCCATCTTAGGCTTTTTGCTATTCTTTTTATATTCAAATCCTTCATTAGAAATTGTCTTAATTTCTCCAACAACACGCTCATCATTAATATTAAGCATTACATCGCCATAGCCATCAAAAGGAGGATCTTCTGTTTTCACTCTAAATTCCATTGCTGGATGTGTTTGTTTATTATATTTTCTTGGAAGCGGATCCATTTCCATTGTAGTATCCAATAGACCAGAAGCCTCGATTGCTCCCTGAATTCTTTCGTGACCTAAAGTTCCATTGGTTCTATTTGCTACACCGTGTGCATCTGAGTTATCATGATGTACTTGACCATCAAATGCAAGATACCAATATCTTGGACATTCTCCATGATTATATGTTAGTGTAGAGGCTGAGAAATTACTTTTTTTGCTAAACCTTGGCTTAGTTTGAACCATATATCCAGATTCTATCTTTTCAATAAGCCCATCTGCAAAACTATAGTCTTCACTAGTTTCTCGTTTTGTTTCAGTCTTTTTGACCATAACTTGTTTTAATAAATTTTTTGTCATTGTTATCCTTTGTTTGTACTAAGTATATCAGATATCAGCGAGTGATGTATTTGAGAGCAGACACTAAGTTATTAATTGATTCTGCTGCTGTATAGTAAAGATTCTTCTTTCCTCTGTCTGACTTGTCCACATTAGCCATCCATGTTGCCTTGAAGGCCATCTTTGCTGCAATGGCCTGTAGCCTTACAATTTCTACCGTAGCCACGTTCATGGGGATGTCTGGCTTGATAATAATCTTAGCAATAAAGGTCAAGGCTGTTGTTAATTCCTCGTCCTCCATATATTCTGCTATTTCTGACAAACCATTTACCATCTCAAGTGTTGTATTATTCTGTTCCATTATTCACCATCTGTTCTAGTAGTTCTAACTCTATTATAGCAAGCCTTACCTTCTTGCTTCCCTCGCCCAAGACAACAAATATGGCTGGGTCATTACCATTTCTAATTGCGTCTGTGACTGCCTTAGCCCACACATCTTGGTTTAATGTAAAAGATTTTGAGTTTTCTTTAAAGTCTACTGTAAAATTTTGCCATGTTGCATCACCCTTTTTGGTATTTCTACCAGAATTTTTGTGCTGCTTGGCACCAATCCTTTTACTCTCGTTCTTTTCGCTCATTAACCTTTTTCTTTCCGTAGCCGACCTTAAATAACTGTACTTCAGATAAATGTTTTTCAGAACACATCCAGGTTGCCATGCCAGTGGACAGATACACTCTTATTGTTTTTACTTCTTGTTTACAAACCTTACAAGGAAACTTGCCCTCATAAACAGAATATTTATTCACTGATTTTATTCTTAATCATAGTTTGAAGATCAAGATCCTCTCGTACTCTTGCTATAAATGCTTCTCTACCCTGAACCTTTGTACCGTCTTCGAGTTGATACCATGCTCCAGTTCTGTTTATGATGCCAAGTGATTCAGCAGTGTCACAAAGATCACCGATAGAATCAATGCCCACAGAATCGCCTCTAAAATAGAAATCATATTCACCAGACTGAAAAGCAGGAGAAGTTTTCGAAAACTGGAGTTCCCATCTAACCTTTCTACCAACCTTTTCTTCAATAGCCTTGTCACCAACATATATTTTTCCCTTCAATGCTTGATTATCTGATTCTGACGAAAATAGTTTAACAACAGTCGAGGAATAAAACTTAGTAGCCTGACCACCTGTAGGCTGCTGGCTAGTATACATAGCATTAATATTATTGCGAGACTGGCTAATAAGGATAAGCAAAGTAGGCTTAACTTTATTGTTAGCATAATTAAGCATTTTCCATGCGTTGCTAAAATCACGAGATTCTGCACCAATTTGCTTTGTGTTTTCAAGTTGCTTAAGTTCCTCTGAATCCTTTTCGAAATATATCGCTGGTAACAGAGAAGTAATCGAATCAACAACAATGATATCAACTCCTGCCTCTATAAGATTAACTCCGACGTCAACCATTTCATTGATTGTTCTTGCTTGTGAAACAATCAGTTTAGATGTATCTACACCCAACTTTTCTGCCCATGCTTTATCGTATGACATTTCTGCATCAATCCATGCACAGATCTTGCCTTCTTGCTGTGCAAGTGCTATGGTTTGAAGACATAAAGAAGATTTAGCGCTTGACTTACTACCCCAAACCAAAACCTGTCTTCCATAAGGCAAGCCTCCGTTTAGAGCACGGTTAAGTCCAAAACTTGGTGTTGATGCATATTCTGTTTTTGGAACCTCATCTCCAACCAATATACTTTTTCTTAACTTAGGATTTAATTGTTTTAATACATCTTCTACGCTAACTGACACTTACGTCCTCCAATATCACAGTTCCCTCTTTGGTTTTGCCTAATTCAAAATTATAGGCATGACCTTCTTCAATTTTCATATATGCTTTAGCAAATGCTGTAGGAAATACAGTAACAGAGTGTAGATCTCTAGATGTATCTGCCAAAGTTAGTGAAGCCATTTTTTTACCTGCTTTAGTTATTCTTGGTTTAAATGATACCACAAATAACTCTTCGTCTTTATACGGAAGCATTCTATAGTTTAAAAACTTAATAAGTGCAGAATCAGACCCTTTGATTTCATCTACAGGAACAGCAGACACAATTCGATTATCAGTACAGAGTGCAATATAACTTCGTCCAGCCTCAATTGTAGTTTGTTCTTCATCAAATACACCTATGCTTCCTGTTTTATCTAAAATCTCAACACGAGACCAACCCTTGCCACGCTTAATACCCTTAACCATACCCATTAAAATAAAGGATCCCTTTTCTTCAAACTCTTCAACTGGATTTATGAAAGCATGAAAATGTGATGGAACTGTTTGGGTAAATTCTGGTAGGCCAAGGTACTCGTAAAGATTTTCACGAATTTCATCATCATTCCTTGGATTATCTGGAAATGTTGCAGCACCAATAATTCTTAATGCCTCTAACGCTCTACTGTTGACTCCATTACCTTTTGTAAATGTAAAGGTTTTAACTTCCTCGAAAGACTTAAAAGGTCGTGCCGATATATATCGTTCTGCAATCTTATCAGAGATAAACTTGATCCCCGACAATCCAAACCGAATACCTTTACCCTCAATTTTAAAATCAATATCCGAATCGTTAATGTGAGGTAGTTTAATGCTAATCCCCATTCTTTTCGCTTCAATAAGATATTCAGTTCTCGCATCTTTGTCCCTTTCATTTTTTAATAACGAGTACATAAACTCAATTGGATAATAATATTTTAGCCACGCCGTCCAATACGAGAGCGTAGAGTAAGCAACCGCATGAGACTTGTTGAACGAATAACCCGCATGCGCCTCAAAGTCATGCCATAAATCACGAGCCTGATTAGGGCTAACATACTTAGAAGCACCATCAACGAACCTATCACGAAATACATCAAACTCCCTCGCATCCTTTTTCTTACCAATAATCTTACGAACCTTATCAGCCTCAGACCAAGACATTCCACCTAGTTCTACGCAAGCCTGCATAACCTGTTCTTGATATAGGATACATCCATAGGTCTCTTCAGTAAATGGCTTCATTGTTTGATGTAGATAGTTTACTGCCTGTCTACCGTGCTTTCTCTCAATATAATCTTTTCCGATAGTATTCATAGCACCTGGACGAACCAAAGCGTTTGAAGCAGAAAGTTCTGCTAAATTTTTTACACCCATCTTAATAAGAAGATTTGTATATGGGGTTGCTTCACATTGAAACACACCCTTTGTATATCCCTCAGAAAGCATCTGATATACCTTTTGATCTTCCATATCGATCTTAAGCAAATCGATTTCAGTGCCTTCTCGTTCCTTAATTATTTTAATGGTGTCATTAATAACACTTAATGTTTTAAGTCCAAGTGCGTCGATTTTGATGAGACCAATTTTTTCTGCTTCTTCCATATCAACTGCCACAACAGGAATACGCTCATCGGAACCAGGAGAATTACGTGTCTCCAACGGTGCGTACCTAAAAATAGGATTTTTGCTAGTGACAACACCAGCAGCGTGTATACCAGTACCTCTAATACGACCACGAAGTTGTTCCCCATATTGTTCCACCTCTGGATATTTCTCTCTAAACCATGCAGTTGTTTTTGAGGTGCAATACTCATCCCAAGTATCTACTAACTTTAACACCTTATTAACATCTACCAACGGGATATTTAG